GTTGAAAACGCCCTAACACGAATTAAAAAAAATGTTCAACGTACCCCAAACCATTCGAGCCCAGCGGCTCGCGATTTGTCAGAGCTGTAAGCATTACGTCGAGTCAACTCAAAGTTGCGGAACCCTCATCGTCGGGCGAAAACTAACCCCCGAGGAGCTCGCCGAGGCTGAGGAAAACAATAAAATAACTCACTATCGTAGAAAAACGAGGCTTTGCGGTTGCTTTATGCCTGCCAAAGTACATTTCACGGGCTATCGTTGCCCAATTAACAAATGGGGCCCGTATCGATTAACCGAAGAGGAAACCGAATTATTGAAAGAGTTCGTTTCGGGGCTTCCTGAGGGTGGGAAAATCAATGTTCAAACGGTCAAGATTCTCAACGAGTGGGTGTATAAAATGACGGGCCACCGTATGGCGTGCCAAACTTGCAAGGGAGCCCAGCTCGTTAATTGGATTAAACGAGAGGTTGCAAACTTCGAATGAAGGGTTTTAACGTCATTTCGGGGCAAAAATGGGCGGTTATTCCGTTAATAGATAAAAGACTTAATAAAATGCCACTACCAACGAGAGAAGCAAAAGAGGAGCGCCACGAATTTATTGGGCGTTGTATGGCTGATAGCAAGGCGATAAAAGAGTTTCCCGACGCCGCTCAGCGGTTCGCGGTTTGCCAATATCAGGCCGATAAACCCGAAATTGAAAACTAAAATGCGATTTCGCCGTCGGTGAAACACCAATAAAATAAGGAAAAACGACTTTTTTAACTTTGCAAAATGGAAAAAACCGAAATACTTTATTACGTGCTGGCTATCGGATGTATCGCCGCGGGCTTTTGGGGTATTATTGACGCTATTAAGCAAATGAAAAACAATAAGTAATGGAAAAGGATTACTCAGAGTTTAACACTAAAAAAAGGGCCTTTCTTGAGGCTCTCGAGGCCAACTTGGGAATCGTAACCAAAGCGGCCGCCGCCGTTGGGTTAAGCCGTGAAATTCATTACTATTGGATTAAAAACGACCCTGAGTATAAACAGGCGGTTGAGGAACTCGACGGGACGGTTTTAGATTTTGCCGAGGGGCAATTACACTCACTCATAAAAGAGGGGGACACGGCCGCCACTATTTTTTTCTTGAAAACCAAAGGAAAAAAACGAGGTTATATTGAGCGTCAGGAAATAACGGGCGCCGATAATCAGCCAATAATAACTATTAGCTCGAATTTATGAAACTTTATATTCCCGTTTCAGCCGACCAAATAACGCTCAAGCGGTTCGTCGATTACCACACGTCAACCGACGATGTTGAGCGCGTAATGATAGCCGTAAACAAATCTCGGGAATACTGCGAGGGGCTCAAGGCCGAAACGGTTCAAACCGTGCTCGACTTATTTGAAACCGCAATGACTACGGGAAAAGATACCCACACGCCGACCGTGACTATTGAGGGCGTGAAATTGGGGTTTATTCCTGACATTAATAATATGACGTTTCGCGAGCACGTCGATTTGGACCAACTGAGTAAATCTATTTGGCTAACGAACGGGAAAACGGATTATAAGAACCTCCCCCAGCTTATGGCGATACTTTACAGGCCCGTAATTGAGCAAGTCGGGGAATTTTATAACCTGGCTAAATATGACTCCTCGAAAGTCAAATCATATATGAAAGCGATTAACGGGTTAACGATGGATCGAGTACAAGGCGGCTTGCTTTTTTTTTCGAGTATCGCCGCCGAATTAGTGAACAATTCGCTGGAATCTTTGGACGCGATGCTGACGAGGGAACTGAGGGAGATTATACCCCCTCAGGATTAGCGCGGTGGGGTTGGTATCATGTACTAGAGAGCGTGGCGGGTACGGATATAACCAAACATGAGGCGGTATTAGATATGGAGGCCACGGCAATTTTTACCCACCTCAGCTATATGAGGGACTTTCAAAGCGAGCAAGCGAGAATAATTAAACAAAGCTACCGAAAATGATTACGCAAATAAGTTATAACGTTTTAATTGAGCGGTTCAAAGCATTCGCGGCGGCTCACTTTCTAATTAAAGGATTTTCGCACGGCGATTTAAGTAACATCGATATTGAGAAGGAGGTCGAGTTTCCATGGATGCACGTTCTACCCGTTGAGGTTGAGCCTCGAAAGGGGAGCCGCCTTTATTCGTTCGTTATCATTTTCGCTGATTTGCCACGCGATAAGGAAACGCCCGCCGAATATCAAAGGGAATGTATATCGGACTGCATTAAACTAGCTGAGGATTTACTCGCCGAGGTTCAAAATGGGTTAGTGGTTTTCGGGCCAACGGTTGAGCTCGATGGCGGCGCTAATATCGAGGTTTTTATAAATGAGTTTTCTCATACCCTCGTCGGGGTTAATCTTCAAATGACGCTAGCGGTGCCGTGGGATTGGAGCGCGTGCGATATACCCGCCGACTTTACTATCGGCGGCTCAGGTTCGGGCGGTACGGGAACGGGCGTCGGTTTGACCTTGCAAACGAACGGCGTTAACAACGGGCTACAAAGTTTATTAAACCTCCAACAAGGGACCAACGTAACGATCGTAGATAATGGAAACGGAACCGTAACAATAAATTCCACGGGTGGCGGTGGCGGTGGGGGCACGGTTACAAGTGTGGCGTTGACGGTTCCCTCGGCTTTTGCGGTTTCAGGTTCGCCCATTACGGGAGCGGGCACGCTTGCAATAACAGGAGCGGGAACCTCGGGCGAATACATTGACGGAACGGGGGCGCTCCAAACGTTCCCAACCATACCAACGGCTCAGGGGTTGCAGGATGTTATAAGCCAGGATAATGTTCTAACCACTAATAATATAATCGACGCGGGGAATTTCGCGTTAACGTTCGATAACGTTGGCTCCTATGGGGTGAGCGCAAACGGCAAACTGAGTATTGAAAACATAAGCGGTGTCAACGGAACCGAATTTAGTTCGGACGATTTAAACGCCGCTGTTAAATATATTGATTCGGCCAATAATTACACGGCCCAATTAGCCGTTAGCGGTGATTCGGGCGACTTGAATACTCAGGCGGGTTTGTATGTAAATAATCAGTTTGGAACGTTAGCTATTGGCGTTGGAGTTGACGGCGGCGCGTTTCCATATACTCAAAATGCTATAACTATAATAACCCCAGCGGTTGACGCGGGCACGGCCACAAGCGGCCAAGTCTTAACGCTAACCAACGCGGCGAGCGGTAAAGTTGAATTTACCACGGTAGCAAGTGGCGGCGGTTCGGTTACGTCGGTGGGGTTGACGATGCCAACGGCTTTCAACGTTTCGGGGTCACCTGTTACCACGGCGGGAACTTTGGCGGTCACGGGAGCGGGTAATACGGGCCAATACATTCGGGGCGACGGTACGCTCGCCAACTTCCCGAGCACGGGAGGCGGTGGCGGTCAAATATTTTATTTTAACGGGAATATTAGCCAGGGTACAATTGGGGGGACTGCTTTTTATGAGCTGGGCACGGCGGCCAACACAGGCCCCGCGGCTAACTTTACACGGGCAACGACGGGCGTAATTGCGAGTTTTATAACGGACGTTGGTTCGCCGAATCATTTAATTATCCCCTCGGGCGTTTGGACCATTGATGTCTATTTGAGTGAAACGGGCGGGGGTTCAAATAACGCCGAAATTGTGGCGGTACTCAAGGTTTACAACGGGGCAACGTTTACAACTATCGCAACCTCACCACTCGAGCAAATAACAAACGGAAACGTTATCGACCTTTACACGTTCGCTATATCGGTTCCGAATACCATAACGGCCGCCAGCGATCGCGTCGTTATCGAGTTCGATATTCAGAACACCAACGGAAAAACGGTCACGCTTTACACCGAGTCTAATAAAATAGGTGAGGTTCATTCAACTTATGCGATAGGCCTCAGCTCGTTGAACGGGTTAACTGACTCAACTCAAACTTTCGCCACGGGTACGGCGGGAACGGATTTCGCTATTAACTCAGCGGGTAGCGTTCACACGTTCAACCTACCAACTGCGAGCGCGGCAAATCGCGGCGCGTTGAGTTCGGCCGATTGGAGTACATTCAACGGAAAACAAAACGCGATTGGATTAACCACGGTCGGAACCAACCTCGCCACGCTGCCAAACCCGAGCGCCATTCGTTATTTGCGTATTAACGCCGATAATTCAGTAAGTGCTATTTCGTTGGCTACTCTAAAAGGTGAAATAGGGTTACCAACTTTTACATTTAAGACGGCAGACCATAATACTACGGCTACGGCTTTTGCGGATGTACCCGAGTTAAATTTTGCAGTCACGGCGGGAGTTACTTATAACTTTAAATTCGTTTGTTTATTTAGTGCGGCCTTAACGACTACGGGCTCGCGTTGGGCGGTAAACGGCCCAGCTTCACCAACTCGTTTAATATATCGCGTTTTGTTTCCCGCATCGACCACGGGATTAGTCGCAAACGGGGCGTTTACATTATACGATCAACCCACAGCGACCGTTTCAAGTGGTGCACCAAATAACAACTGCGCACTCGTCGAAGGTGTAATAACGCCGAGCGCAAACGGAACGGTTTCCCTACGCTTTGCTTCGGAAATAGCAGGCTCGCAAATTCAATGTCAAATCAATTCATACTTAGAATTACAAGTAATATGAAAAATATTGAACCAATAAACATTTGGAACGCGGGCGAAACGCTCGAGGCGTCGGCGCTCAGGCTTTATATTTCGTTTGACGATTTGAGCACGCGAGCCAATTTAATTTACCAACTTTGCACGGCTGAGGGCGTTTGTATCGCCGAGGGTTCCTTAGCGATTGAGGGCGAAACGTATCTCGATTGGGGCGCCAGCGGTGACTCGAATGAGGAGGCCTATACAATAGCCGCGACGGCTTTAAATCTCATTCTCGTTTAATGGCAAAGCTCGAGGATTATAAAGTTTTATTAGATGAATTCGGGGCCCGAGTAATTAAACGGGCTCAAGCGAATTTGCGTAAAAAACGAAACATTCGCGGCCGTTCGGTTAATCGCATCGACACGGGAAACCTCAGTAGTAAATTAACTTGGGGATATTTTAAACGAGGCTCTCAGATTCTGCAATGGTTCGGGGTTCCGTTTAATGACGTGGAAACGCGCAATTACGCCGACGTAATCGAGAAAGGACGCCGCCCCGACGATAACCCGAAAACGTGGCCTCCCGTTTCGCCGATTTACCAATGGATGAAGCGAAAAAGCCTGTTTAATTCTGACGATGAAAAAACGAAACTATGGGAAGCGGCTCGAATGGCGAAGAGCATCGGGCGCCGTGGTATAGTGGGGATTTTTTACATGAGGGACGCTTTTCAAGATGAATTTAGAAAAAGCGGAAAAGAGTTCCGAACCGCTTATAAAAAACAAGTTTTCCAACAATTAAGGCTTAAGGCCGATAAATACATTAAATAAAATGGCGCTATCGTTTGAGGATTTCCCGTATAATATGACCCCGCGAGGGCAAAAAGTTTTATTTATAATGAGCTCAACGAACGCGGGCCAACCTGGCTTTAAATACGGGGTCAGCATTTCCGAAAACTCAACGGGGAAAACCTACTTTTTTTACTATTCGCCAGCTCTCGCCGACTCTAAATTATATTTCGATTTGGCGCCGCTTGTGAATTTAAGGAATAGCGAGGCGGTTAATAATATTCATTCGGTTACAACCTCGGGAACTTACGTCGAACCTATTGGCGCGGGTTGGGAAAATTACGATTTAGTTTTTTCTGAGTGGTGGTTAGTTTCGGGGGTATTAACTCAGAACGAGGATGTAACGGCCTCCGATAGTTGTAACGTGTTTAACGCATATTATCAGCCCTCAAACGGCTATAAACCAAACGCAAACTCGGGGGCGGAGGACGTTAAATTCGCAATGAATAATACTAACTCGTTTTTATGGAGCGACCGCAAGCAGTCGACGTATGTATGGCCGCTGGCTGATACCTACGCGCCTACAATTAACAACGGGATTTTTATTCCCGTTTGGCCAACTGATTTCGGTTTGATTTATTGCCCAGGAACTAAGGACCTACCCGCCAACGCGGCCGAAAAATATCGCGTTCGGTTTTACGATGGGATAAACCCCACGCCAATTACAACCGTGCTCGATTTGGCGGGCGTGGAAATTGAGGGGATACCTATTTACCCCGCGAACCTCGATAATAATACGGACGGCCTTCCATTTCCCTCGACTTATCCTAATTGGACTCATTATACTCTCGAGATTTTGAACTCAGCGGGGACGTTGGTTCGTTCCTATCCTTACGTATTTTTTAACGCTGAGAAATTCGGGCTCAACGATTGCCGTTTTGACGTGGTTAGGCTCGCTTGGGTTGGATCGCGTAGCGGTTGGGATTATCAAAACTTTACAAAGCGCTCTGAGAATAGTTACGCCATTGAGCGGCGCCAATGGAAACAGGTTTTACCAAATCAGTATTTAACGAGCTCGCGCCAGCAAACCGACCGACAAAGTATAGTTAACAAGATTATAACGGTAACAACGGACTGGCTTCAGGAGGGCGAATTTGAATTTTTAAAAAATTTACTGATTTCGAATCAAGTTCAAATAGTGAACGCCGACGGAACCCAAACGCCCGCCAACGTGCAAGAAAGTAACTACGTTTCTCGAAAGGAACGAACGGGCCGCCTTTATAACCTAACTTTAAAAATCGGATATTCTCAAGAATATTGGAGCTAACATTATGAACGAAACGCAATTAGTAGTTTTTAATTTTTCGATTCCCTCGACGATAACCTTAACGACTTCTTTAGGGGATCCGATTATTTCGGGCGATTCTTTTTTTACTGCGCCACCTGGGTTAATTGATTTTTTTAAAGTAGGCGCAAAAATTGAAATAGTAAATCAAAGCGTAACGCCTGAGGTTGTGGTCGCCACTCGATTTGTTGAGGCTTACGACGATGCGACGGGGCTCGTTACGGTTACTGAGGCTTTTAATATAAACATTCCCAACCCTGACGGGTTTACGATTTACGTTTACACCCCTCAAATTTTAGAGTTCTTTTTAGACCTTTACGAAAACGAATCTATTTCGCAAAATTGGGCGTTTTCTGATTTAGGTTCGTTTGCTATTCAAAGCCCTTTTACGCGACAATTTCGGGTCCCAAATACTGCGAATAATAAAAACATTTTCGAGGCGATTAATAACCCGAATTTTTCAAAAATTGACAACTTTTTTTATTACCGCCTTCCCGCCCGTATTCGGGTCGACTCGATTCCCATCGTTAACGGCTACGTGAAACTCAATAAGGTAATTACTCAGCGCGATTTAATAACGGATTACGAAATTACCTTTTATGGAAATACCTCCGATTTTGCGCGCGATGTAAACCAACGAAAGTTAGCGGATTTAGATTTAAGCGACCTCAACCCGTTCGTTACGTTTGCCAACGTTAACGCCGCCAGCTCGGGGACGTTCGATTATCTTTTCGCCTTTTGTGATCGCGGCCAAAATTGGAATAACGCGGGCGGGCGTTCAATAAGTGAGCCTATTTACGCGGGCGATTTTACCCCGTGCCTACGTTGGGACGTTTTATTTGATAGGATTATCAGCGGGGCGGGTTGGACGTATGAGGCTGACGATGTAATCAATACAATAGATAGCTATTGGATGCCGTTCTTAAACTCGAGAAACGTTCGCTATACTGCCAACCTTTCGGCTCAATATTATTTTTCGGCGTATCTCTCGAGCGATATAACGTTAACCCCGAATAATTTTAGTATTTTACAACCTACAACGGAATCGGCCGACCCCGCGAGCCGTTATACCGCTGGCGCAACGTCGGCTTATTCAGCGCCGCTCTCGGGTGAGTTTTCATTTACGTTTTGGGTTACTTATACCATTATCGGAAACGCGACCGTTAACTCTCAGGCCGTGGGTAGCTTGCAGATTTACGCCGATAACATAACGAGCGGGGTTTCGGTTTTAATTACTGAGGTAACAATAAATCCAAACGCGGGGGCTGATTTAACGCTCAGCATAACGGGTAACGCTTTGGGGGTTATTACCGAAACGAACGACCAAATTAAACTCCGATTTAGATACGTTCAACAAACGGGTTTAATAGCTAATAACGTTCGAATCGAATCGGGCCCCGCCAACTTAACTGGCACGGGTTGGAAATTAAACCAAATAACAACGGCGTTCGATGGATTCCAATTAAACTTTGCGGCCAACGCGCCCGATATGCGGCAAATTGATTTTATAACGGATGTCGTTAAAATGCTCAATCTCGCAGTCATTGAACATCCAACTATTGAAAAGCGTTTGATTTTTAAAACGCTGAGCGAATACATAGGAAGCGGCCCGAGTTATGATTGGACTCAGAAACTAGACTTAAATAAGGACGTAACTATTTATTCCACGGTTGAGCAACAAAAAGCCGAACTCTATTTTAGTTATACCACGGGGGCCGATGCCGCTTCAAAATTATTTCAGAACGCGGGGCGTACTTATGGAGATTTGCGAATAGATGGTTACACGGTTAACCCCACTATTGAGGCGAGCGAATTCATAACGGGAAAACAGGAAATTAAATTGGTGACTCAGTCAACGCCAGCGCTCAACGTGGCCTCGACTCATATTCCAAAGTTTATCGACGCCAATGGTTCTTTTATAGCGCCTGGGCCTCGTTGCCTGTTTTACTCTCATACTATCAATTTACCTCAGGTTTTTAACGCGGGGAATTACATTCCATTTAACGCGCCGACGCTTTCGCATTATTCCGTTGAGGATCCAACTATCGCCGATTTTGATTTAAACTGGGCGCCTGAGGTTCCTTTACACAATATCGAGGCTAACCCCTATTTCACTCTTTTTAATCTTTATTGGCGGGATTATTTGAATGAGATTTATTCGCCCGACGCTAGGATTATGGAGGCTTATTTTATGCTCGAGGTGAGCGATATAACGCCCGTGGATTTTAGCGCGCTGATTTTTATAAAAGATTCATATTGGAGAATTCTCGAAATTTCAGATTACAAATATGGCTCGCGAGAAACGACGAAAGTTAAACTTTTAAAGGTGGTAACCCCTTTACTCGACTGCGATGTTTTCCCCTCAGCAATGGACGCCGATGGAGTTGTGAGTTTTAAGGATATTAACGGGGACGCGGCCGAAGCCTCAGCGGTTTGTTGCGTTCGTTATGGTTACGATTGGGATCCCGTCAACGAGGTTTGTTATGGGTTAGTGACGCCTGACGAATTAATAGCGGAAATAACTCAAACGACCACGTATAATACTATTATAGACCGCGTGGCGGTTCAAACCCGCTCAACGGTGCAAGGAACCAATATAGAAAATAACGAGAGTAACACCAATGTCGTTATTTCGGGGAATCAAATAACCACGGCGGCGGGTAACCCTAATACGCTCGCAGTAGGGGACGCTCTCACACTCGCAACCGCTGACAAACGCGGTGCGGTTATGCTCGGGAAATCAGTTTATACAACTGAGCCAGGATTACACCTCGGCGGCGGGTTCGTTACGGATAACCGTTTGAACACTATCGGCGCGAATCAATGGGGCGTTATAATGCTCAGCGGAAAAGATGGGTTAACGGTTTCGGGCGATCGCGTTTATTTATATACTGAGGGAATCCCTAACGAATGGCTCTCGATTCCTGACGATACGAGTTGGAATATTATCGGGAATTTGAACGTATTTAATGTAAGTACAAACGAGCATTATAGCGCCGTTTTCAATGTTTATATTGAGAAGCTCGGGGGGGTTGTAACCGCCAGCGCCATAACGGTTTTAAATTCAATAAATACTTTCGCCTCGTTAACTTTTACTATTAACGTTTCCACGGCCGTAGCGGGTCAACATCGTTTTAATTTAGTAAGTGGCGGCGGCGGTTTTCCATACACCTCAATTCAGGCGGCTTGCTCTCTCAATTACCAACAATTTAGAAAATGATAAACGTAAACCCAATTTCCCCCGTTTTGACCCTGTTACGAATGGGCGTTAAAACCTCTCAGCCCTCCAAACTTTTAAAAGGTAAAAGGCTATGGGTTTTCCGTTTCTTTAAGTGGGGGAGCTTCGGCGTTTGGTGGGGCTTCATTATTTACCTCCTAATAAATTGGTTCAATGGCTGAGGAAAGTTTAAAAGCTCAAGTAACGTTAACAATCGACGACTCGGGCGCGGTTCAAAGCGTCAATAATTTAGCGGGTGCGATTAATACGGCGGGCGAAGCCTCTCAGAGTTGGGCCCAACAAGTCGGGAATTTAAAAAAGCAGTTAAGCTCACTCGACCCCAGTTCCAAAGAATGGACGGAGTTAGCTATTCAATACCGCGAGCTTGGCGGATCGTCGAAAGTAGTTAGCGAATCGGTTGAGGAATTAAAGGCGAAATTGAGTAACCTCGGGGCCAACGTGCCAACTGAGCCCGTTAAGAACTTTCGCCAGCAAATTAAAGAGTTAACGAATGAGCTCCAAACTACCAATTTACCGAAAACCTCAGCCGAATATCAGCAACTCAAAACGAGGCTCGAGCAATTAAAGGACGCCCAAAAGGATTTTAACGAGGAAATCGGGGCTAACGCGGGCCCAGCGTTTGAAAGTGCGGGGAATAATCTTCGCAACCTTCAAAGCCGCCTAGGGTCGTTAGATTTTGGCGGCGCGGCTGATAGTATTAACGGGCTTGCTAAAAACGTTAAGGGCCTCAATTTTTCGGGCGCTACTGAGGGCTCGGGGGCTTTTACTAAATCGGTTTTAAACCTCGGGAAAGCCCTATTAACCAACCCTATTTTTTTAATTGGTTCGGTTATCGCTCTGATAATAACGAATTTTGATAAGCTGGCGAACGTCATTCCTGGCGTTGGAACGGCTTTCGAGGTTATAGGTTCCGTAATTAGTTCGGTAAAAGATGCAATTACAGGTTTTACGGACGCTATTGGCTTAACGGCGGTGGCGGCGGCTGACGCGGTTGACTCAGCTATCGGCAACCTCGAGGGGAATCAAAAGAAACTAGATAACGCGCGGCGGTTGGCCGTGGCAAATGCTCAGAAAACGGGCGGGGATGTTGAGGCGGTTAATAAAGAGTTTCGCGATAAGGCTATCGCCGAAAATAACAAGTTAATTAACGACGTCAACGCCCTCGAAAAGAAAGGCGTTCAACTCACAAAAGAGCAACTCGACGCCCGCGCAAAGGCAACGGAGGCGAATACCGAAATTTTAATTAAAGAGGCTGAGCGGGAAGGTTCCGAAATATCAAAAACCCGTGAAGAGGCGGCCAACAAAGCGGCGGTCGATGCTGAAAAGGCGGCCGAAAAGGCGCGTCAAGCGGCCGAACGTAGACGCGAGCAACTAAAACAAAATGAAGCCGATGTAACGGCGGCAATTAAAGAGGCTCAGGAAGCGCGTTTACAAGCTGCGTTAACTGATGAGGAGCGAGAATTACGTCAACTCGAGTTAAAATATAACGAGCTTCAAAAGAAAGCGGGAAATAACGCCGAATTATTGAGCCAGCTCGAGGAGGCTGAATTTTTAGCGCGTCAAGCGGTACGGGATAAATACACGGCTCAAGAAACCGCCGCCCAAGATGCAACCGACGCGGCCAACCTTGAGAAGGCAAAGGCCCAAGCGGTTAAGGAAAACGAGATAAGAATTCAAAAGGAAAATGATTTATTTAACCTCGAGCAACAAATCGAGCTAAATAAACTTTCGGCCAATGAGCAAAAGAGGCAAAAGGCGGTTGACGATTTGGTGGCGGAATACGACGCTAAATTTTTAATTGCTAAGGATAACGCCACGCTCGAGGCTGAATTAGTTCGCGAGCAAGAAGAGAAACTCGCAAAGATAAATCAGGAATATCGCGACGCCGAAAAAGCCGCCGACGAAAAGAGCCAAAAAGATCGCCTCG